TCCCCGGCTAAAAAAGCTGCTGCCAAGCAAATGGCCAAAAAGGCCGGGCGGCCCTATCCAAATTTAATCGACAATATGCGAGCCGCGAGGAAGAAATGACCTCTAAGACGCCAGCTTGGCAGCGAAAAGCCGGTCAAAACCCCAAGGGCGGCTTGAACGCCAAAGGCCGTGCGTCCTATAATGCTGCAACAGGTGGGAACCTGAAAGCGCCGGTCAAGTCCGGCGACAACCCAAGACGAGCTTCTTTTCTTGCCAGGATGGGCAATATGCCCGGCCCCGAATACAAGGGTGGCGAACCGACCCGGTTGCTGCTGTCCTTAAAAGCGTGGGGCGCGTCATCCAAGGCAGATGCAAAGGCAAAAGCTAAAGCTATCTCCGCAAGGAATAAGGCGAAAAGCAAATGACCTATTTAGAACTCGTCAACTCCATATTGCTCCGGCTGCGCGAGCCAACGGTTTCTACTGTTGCGCTGACCGCGTATTCCCAGCTCATCGGTAAGTTCGTCAATGACGCCAAGCGTCAGATTGAGGATTCCTTTGACTGGAACGCCCTTGGCCAAGAAATTACCATTACTACTGTTTCTGGCACGTACGAATACGCGCTGACCGGCGCTGGCCAGAAATTTCGCGTCACCAGCGAGCCACTAAATACGACTAGCAATGTTGTCATGCAAACGATCTCGGTGGCTGACATGCGTCGTCGTCAAAATTTCACGCCGATCGTTCAGAACATCCCGACGCAATACTGCTTTGAGGGCGTAGACGCCAGCGGCGACGCCAAGGTGCAGCTCTACGGCATCCCAAACGGCGTCTACACATTGAAATTTTTCTTGTGCGTGCCGCAAGCTGACTTGACGGCTGATGGCGATGAGCCGTTAGTGAATTACAAGTTGATCGAGCAAAACGCTTATGCTCGCGCGCTAGTTGAGCGCGGCGAGGATGGCGGCCTGTCGTCGTCGGAAGCCTACAATCTGTACCGCTCGATGCTCTCGGATTACATTGCCTTGGAAGCGACGCGCTTTCCTGAAATGCAGGAGTTCGTCGCAATATGAGCCAGACACTTGAGCGATTTTCGATCTCCGCACCTGGGTTTTACGGATTAAATACCCAGGACTCGCCGCTGGATTTGGCGGCCGGGTTTGCGCTGACCGCTCAAAACTGCATTCTGGACAAGTACGGCCGCATGGGCGCACGCAAGGGTTGGACTAAGGTCAACACCAGCACTGGCAATCTGGGCGCCAACGATGTGGGCGTCATCCATGAGCTGGTGCAGTCCGACGGCAACGTAACGGTCTTATGCGCTGGCAACAATAAGCTCTTTAAATTAAGCGGTACAAGTCTGACTGAGCTCACCTACGGGGGAGGGGGTACGGCCCCAACGATTAGCGCAAGCAACTGGCAGTGCGCGTCGTTAAGCGGTATTACCTACTTTTTCCAGGCAGGCCATGACCCGCTGATATACGACCCAGCAGTCAGCACCACTACGTATCGGCGCGTTAGTGAAAAGACAGGCTACGCCGGCACCGTGCCATTAGGCAATATCGTTTTGTCAGCTTACGGTCGTTTGTGGATTGCCGGCACCAATGCCGACAAAGTGACGTTGACGTTTTCTGACTTGCTCTCCGGCCACGTCTACACCGGTGGTACCTCCGGCACATTAAATGTCAACTCCGTCTGGCCGAACGGCGCGGACGAGATTACTGGACTGGCAGCGCACAACGGCTTTTTGTTCATCTTCGGCAAGCGCCAGATTCTGGTGTACCAGGGGGCTACTGCGCCGTCCACCATGTCGCTATACGACACAGTGATTGGCATTGGCTGCCAATGGCGCGACTCGATACAGAGTACGAACACGGACGTCGTTTTCCTGTCCAACAGTGGTGTGCGGTCCATCATGCGGACGATTCAGGAAAAGTCGGCACCGTTTCGTGACCTAAGCAAAAATGTTCGCAACGACTTAATGCAGTTAGTTGCTGGCGAGACACCTGCAAATATTAAAGCTGTTTACTCGGAAGTTGACGCGTTTTACCTTCTTACGTTTCCCACCGCCAATCAAGTGTATGTTTTCGACACACGATCGGTGATGCCAGACGGCGCGTCTCGCGTAACTACTTGGTCGCAGATAGACCCTACCGCTCTATACGCCCGTCGTAATGGCGATTTGTTGATAGGCAAAACGGGCTACATAGGCAAGTACACAGGCTATTTGGACGACACTTCAACCTACCGTATGGCGTATTACACCAACCATGCGGATTTAGGTGATGTGTCGGTGACATCTATTGTTAAACGCATTTCAATCGTAGTTATTGGTGGGTCAAATCAGACTGTCACTATTAAATGGGGGTATGACTTTTCTGAGAACTATCTTTCGGAGAACGAAGACATACCGACGCAAGGTATTTCTGAATACGGCATTGCAGAGTACGGAGCTAATGGTGTGCCAGTCGCTCAATACGCAGGCGGTATTGTTATCCAAACTTTGACTACTCAAGCAACAGGTTCTGGCAAGGTAGTGCAAACAGGATACGAAGCAGAAGTAAACGGGTATGAGTTGTCTATCCAAAAGATTGAGATTTTGGCCAAGCGTGGCCGTATAAGTTAAGGAGCGGCCATGTCCGACTACACAAAATCGACCGACTTTGCCTCGAAAGACGCGCTGCCCTCTGGCAACGCGGGCAAGATCGTCAAAGGCACTGAGATTGACACCGAGTTCAATAACATCGCCACAGCGATTGCGACTAAGGCAGATTTGGCCAGTCCGTCTTTGACCGGCAGCCCAACAGCGCCTACGCAATCAAGCGGCGACAGCTCGACTAAATTGGCAACAACGGCGTTTGTGGCTGCGGCAATAACGTCGGGTATCGCTGCGGCATACCCAGTCGGTTCTATTTATATCAACGCTACTAACAGCACTAACCCCGCGACGCTTTTGGGGTTTGGTACATGGACGGCGTTCGGCGCTGGCCGCGTGATGGTAGGTTTTAATGCGTCTGATCCACTATTTGATACGGCGGAAGAAACCGGCGGATCGAAAGACGCAGTGGTAGTTACCCACACCCACAGCGCATCTACCAGCATTAGTGATCCAGGACACCGGCATACTGAAATGTATAACAACGGTGGCTCACCAAGGGCTATGGTGTCTAATACAGGTGATGGCAGTTCAACCGCAGGTAATGTTCCGGCAGCCGGCGGCAATACTACTAGTAATGCGTTGTTAACTGAATCTTCTAATACCGGTATCAGCGCATCAACTTCTGTTAGCAGCACCGGTTCCTCCGGCACAAATGCAAACTTGCAGCCGTACATTACTGTGTACATGTGGAAACGCACGGCATGAGCGCCGTACTTGAAAATGTTGGTGGTCAAATTACCCATCATTTTTCTGATGGGTTATACGCCAAAGAAGCTTTCGTGCCAGAGGGCACAGCAATTTTGAAGCACACGCATGACTTTAGCCATTTGTCGATTTTGGCTAAAGGCAAAGTGGCAGTGATGACGGATGAAAAGGTTGATATTGTTGAGGCGCCTGCTTGCATAGAAATAAAAGCAGGCATAACGCACGGCATCAAAGCGATTACTGACTGTGTTTGGTTTTGCATTCACGCAACGGACGAGAAAGATCCGGATAAAGTGGATGAAATTTTGATTAAGGGGTACTGACATGCCAATCGGTGGACTTATCAGCGCTGGCGCAAGTTTGCTAGGCGGCTATCTTCAAGGTGAGGCCGCTAAAGACGCGGCCGAAACGTCTGCAGGCGCGCAACTTCAAGCCGCACGTCTTGCGGCGGAAGAGTCGCGCTTTAGACCTGTTGGTATTACGACACGGTTTGGCACCAGTCAATTTACGATGGACCCAAAAACGGGTCGATTAAGTGCCGCCGGCTACACCATCAGCCCAGAACTTAAGGCGTACCAAGATCGATTGGCCGCTTTGACGGGCGGAGCGCTTACACAAGCGGAACAAGCGCCGCAACTGTACGCGCCGCTAGGCACTGCAGCAACGGGCCTATTTGGCTTGGGCCAGCAATACATGGCGCAGTCGCCTGAGCAAGTCGCGCAGCAGTACATGCAGCGTCAAATAGATTTGCTGGCACCCGGTCGTGAACGTCAATTGGCTGAGTTGCGCAACCAAGTGTTCCAGACTGGTCGTTCCGGCTTGGCAGTTGGCGCAACAAGCGCGCGCCCATCCGGCATGGCAGGTCTTGGTGCTACCAACCCAGAACTTGAGGCGTACTACAACTCGTTGGCGCAGCAAGACGCGATGCTGGCCGCTCAAGCCCAGCAAGAAGGCCAACGTCAATTGGCGTTTGGTACGGGCTTATTTGGTCAAGGCGCTAATTTGCTTGGCCAGATGCAAGCCGGCCAGGTTGGTGCGCTGACACCATTTACTAGCTATCTGGGTGGCGTGAGTTCTTTGGAGAGCCTGGGTCTGCAGCCGCTGGAACTAGGCGCCAATTTGGGTGGCCGCAACGTCAATACGGCAGGCGCCAATGCGCTACTGCAAGGCGGTTTGGGCGCGGCTCAGTCAATGCAGCAAGCAAATGCGTACAGTCCGTGGGGCGCAGCCTTAACTGGTATTGGCAATACTATGCAACAGCAGCAGATGATGAATCGTCTGTTCCCGTCGGCGCCGGCGCCAGTTGAAGAGCGTTCGTTTACCCCCATCGCTCCTCCAGCATTTGCTCCGAATATTTACGGCGGCGGTTCCGGCACTACTGGCGGCGGCTATACCTGGGCATATTAAGGAGTCATCATGGCAAGCGAAATCTTAGGGCTATTCACGACGCCTGACATGTACCGGATGCAGCAGCAAGAAGCGCTGGATAGGCGCGCGCTGCAGTTTGCTCAACTAACGCCGTTCCAGCGCGCGGAGATGAGTCTTTATAAAGGCGGCGCCAACTTGGCCAGCGGCCTTGGTAGTCTGCTAGGTGTCGAAGACCCGCAACTGCGCATGATCAGCCAGCGCCAGCAACTCTCGCAAGGGCTGGATATGACTGACCCAGCGAGTGTTATGAAGATAGCCGAACAAGCAGCTCAACTTGGTGATATGCAGTTTGCCACTACGCTGGCTGATTACGCACGCAAGGCGCAGGTGGATATTGCTACCGCCCAGCAGAAGATGCGGGAGAAAACTGGCGTTGCCGCACCGATCCAAGTAGCGCAAACCAGAGCGCAACTGTTAGACCAAAAAGCACAACTTGAAGGGCTACCAGATTCCCCCGACAAAGCGCGCGCTATGGCGATGATAGACAACACCTTAGCTGCTTTAACAGCTACTTCGCGGCAAGGTCAGATTCCTGACGCGATTGAGATTGCGCGCGAACGCGCGGCGCTAAAAGGATTGACACCCGGTACTGACGCATACAATGTTTTTGTAGATAAGACTATTGAAAGTCTAACTACAAAATCGGCGACTGAGAAGCGATCCGCGTTTGCTCAAGAATTGGTAGATGCCGGCCTTGATCCAGCAACGGACGAGTTTAAAAACCTTATGGTTCGTCATGCTGAAGCGCAGATTGAAGGTAAACGTAAAGGCCAAACTACAGAAGTTAAATTGGCATTGCCCGGCCAAGGTAAGACCGGCGCGGAAGGCGTTCCCGCATTCCGTAATGAGGTTATTCGTACTATTGACCCGTTCCTTAAGACAGTTACATCGGCTGATTCCGCGATACAAAACATCCGCGACTCAATCAAAACGGGCAACTATATTTCGTTTAACGCTGCGCGGGTTCAACTGGCCAAAGCGCTTGGTGACAGCACACTAAGCCGACGTGACATTGAACAGGCTGGCGGCGATCCGTCACTGATTGGCGGTTTCTTCGACACTACCTCTACGTTGTTTACTGGAACGCCGACGATTGATACGCAGAAGAAAATTGAGTCTACTTTAAGAGCTATTCGGAAAGTTGCGAAAGAGAAGGCTAACGCTGAACTGACTACGCAGCGCAAGATTGCGGTGCAGTCTGGTTTTAACGCTGATCAAATGGGCGTAATTTTTGATTTTCCTACGCTTGGTAAGTCTGCTGCTCCTACCGAAGCGCCTCGCACTAACGAGACGATCCCATCAGACGTAGGCGCTCGGGTCGGCGGCGCGCAGCCTCCAGCCAAAGCGCCAGCCGCGCCAAAGAAGGGGCAAAAGCAAACTATCACGCTTAAGAGCGGCAAGGTGCTGACTGTCGAACAGGAATAATCATGGCCTACAAGTACACGATTGATGGCAAGGTCTACCGTAGCGAGACGCCGCTAACAGATGACGAGCTTGAAGAGCTCTCCGGTGGCGGTCGTACCGTACCTTTGATGCCCGAAACGACGCCTGCCGCAACGGGCGATTACCGCACAGAAGCGCTGCGCCGTGGTTTTGCCGGTACGGTGGGCGCATTAAGCGGTTTGGGCCGCACGCTGTCCGACACGCTTACCAACTTAGGTATCAACCCGATCACGTTGGGCGCAACCGTTGCCGGTCAACGCCCTGCGCCTGCGCCTGTCAGTGCGGCGGAATCTTTCCGTGCAGGCCGCGCGGCGACCTACGTCCCATCAATGCGCCTGTTCGGCTCGACCGGCGCGCAGCCGACTACTACTGGCCAGGCTATCGTCGCGCGCGGCCTTGAAGCGATTACGTCGCCGGAGTCCTACCTATTCCCACCGTTGGGCGTTGTATCCCGCATGGGCCCTGCGGCTCAAGTACTCGCGCGGCCGGCCGAGCAGTTTTTGCTGGGCGGCGGCGCGGAAGCTGGCGGTATTGCAGGTGAGGCGGCCGGCGAAAAAGTTGGCGCGCCAACCGCTGGCCGTGTGGCCGGGTCATTATTGGGCGGTCTAGGCACCGCGTACACCGTAGGCTCTACCGGCAAACTCGCCATCGATGTCGGCGGCAAAGGTTGGAATGCCGCCAAGAACATGTGGGATAAGGTGCGCGGCAAGACGCCGGAAGACGAGTTGTTGAAAGAAGTTGACAACCGTATTAGCAACGTCTTGATCGCTGCCATGTCGGCGCGGCCCGACATGATGTCTAAAGTCGAAGAGGCCGTCCGGGCACAGCAGAGCGTGTCGCTGAAAGCGCCTGGTGCGCCTAACGTGCAGTTGCCGACGTCAGCGCTGATCGCCGACAACCCGGTTATCGTTAGCTTCATTCAGAATCTGTCGTCGCGCGATCCTGAATTCCGCGCTAAGTACGGTTTGCAGTTCGAGCAGGCTGTTAACGATCTGCGCAAGAACCAAGTGCGTTTGTTCGGGGACCCAACCAAGATTTCCGCTGAGGCCGCACGTCAGGCCGAGGCGGGCAAGCCTTTGGTGTCTGGTTACGACTTGGCCCGCGCAGAACAGCGCAAGGTGCGTACTATTGAGGAGCAAATTGCTGATGCTTATAAGCGCCAAGAAGTTGACCCCACTGCGTTTGGTACGCAAGTTGAGCGTCTTGTGGCGCAAAAGGAAAAGACTGCGAGAGAATCGACTAAGCCCCTCTACGCCGAGGCTTTCAAAGTAGCCACCAATAAGGGCGTCGAGTTGCCGCCGGCTGCGGTCAACGACGTATATGACTTTGTGGTCAATAGCCAGAACGCCGATATATTCGCTCGCTTTCCGACGATCTACAACAAAGTCCGCGCTAAATTCCGCCCGGCAGAAACTGAACCTAGTCCTGTGTTGACCGCTGAAGGGCGTCCGATGACGCCGGCTGGCCGTGAGTTCACGCCTGCCAGCGTGGAAGATTTAGACTCCCTAAAGCGCGAAATCAACAAGCAGTTGCGTGGCAGCCGCGACGAGAACAATGTGCGCCTGCTGACGCTCCTAAAAGAGCGCGTCAACGGCCATATCGAAAGCCTTGACCCCGACTTCGTAAACGCCTACCGCAACGCAGATAAGGCGTACTTGCAGCGCGTTGGCTTGCCCTTTAGCGCAGAAACCTTGAAGTCTATCGACCGTAAGAAGTTTGTTGAGCAGATCGCGCCTGCGCTAATCGGCAACCGCACGAATGTTGACGACTTCCTGCGTGTGACAGGCGCGGATGGTGAACAGGTTGTAAGAGACGCGTTCTACGACAGTTTTGCCAAAGCCGCGCTCAAGAACGATGTGATCGACCCCAAGGCTGCCAGCAAGTGGTTGGCGGCTAATTCGCAGAAGATGGCGCCGATCGCTGGTTTGGAAGATGAGTTGCGCGGCGCGGTCAATAACGTCCAAGCGCTAAAGGCGCAGCAGTCGCGTCTTGAGGGTGAATTCCGCCGCGTAGCAGGCCAGCAGATTCTTGGCAAGGAAGGTATCGCCGAACCCGCCGACTTGGTTAAGAAGATGTACGGCAGCGTGGATTTCACCAACAAATTCATGCGCCAGTACGGCGCCAATAAGGACGCCGTCAATGCCGCACGCGCCTACATGTTGGACGACATCGTGGCTAAAGGCGGCAACGCGGTCGATTTCCTAAACAACCGCGACAACGCGGCGATCTTCAACCGCGTATTCGGCCCAGGCTACTCAAAGAAAGTCGCGGACTTTGCGGCCGTATCGGAACGCTTAAACCGCGATCTGACCCAAGTTGCCTTCCGTCCTGAGACGGTGCCAAAGACCCCGGTTGAAGAATTAACCGGTATTCCACTAGAGCAAATTATTTCGCGCTTCTTCAACCCTGTATCGGGCGCTCGATACGCGGTGACGTCGCTGTTTAGTAAATACTGGGCCAAGCAAGCTGCGACGCGTACCGAAGAGAAGCTCAAAGAATTGCTGCTAAACCCAACAGATTTTCTCAAGGTCGCTAGAGCAGTTGAGCCCAAGGCCAAAGGTGTCACGCCAGAGCAGATCAAGGATTTGTTAAGCGTTGGTAAAAAGTACGGTATCGACTGGGTGCAAGAAGCTTCCATGAATATGCGGGCTGGCGCGACGCGTGGCGCGGCGGTCGGCATGCAGCCGCCCATCGAGCAAGCGCCTGTGCCTGAACTACCGGTGGAAGAGATGGAGGACTAAATGCCCTTCGCGCTTATCGCCGCCGCTAATACAGCAATTGCGGCGGCGAAGGCCGGATGTAAGCTTTACAAGGACATCAAAAACGCAGCAGGCGATGTCAAAGAAGTACTGGATGATTTGAAAAAGCAGTTTGCTGCTAAACCAAACCCATCCGTAGAAGAAAAAAAGCAGTACAACGAAGAAGTGCAACGGGTGCAGACCATAGCCAAGACTGACCCTAATGAGGCGCTAGGCGATATTGGCGAGCATCTCGGTAAGTTCATGGACGCTTATGACGCTATCATCAAGCTGTTCCTAAAAGAAGAGATGGAGGCCAAGAAGGTTTACAAAGGCGAAGAGAGTGTTGGCCGGAGAGCGCTTAGGCGTGTGTTAATACGGTCCAGGCTTGATTCGATGTTGGCAGAGATACGAACAGAAATGACGTGGAATGCCCCGCCGGAACTCGGCGATTTATGGACGCGATTTGAGAAGATGTGGGAACGAATTAACCATGAACAATCAATCGCTCGCGCTGAGGAACTGCGGAAAGCTCAAATAGCAGCATGGCAACGGGCAAGAACAATAAGCAAGGCAAAGGCGCTGGCAACGTGGATTGGCGCGATCCTGTTCGTACAGGTGTGGCTATGGGCGGTGCTAATAATGATAAGGAAAAGTCAGACGTATCAATCATTATCGTCATATGTCTGGCAATAATGGCGCTGACGTTTGTCTTTGCAATCCCGTTACTCGGGATGGCTTACGTGGATATGAATAACGCCACAGTCGCTGCGGCGGAAGAGTTTAAGAGAATGCGCGAAGTGCGGCGCAAATATGTTTTAGAGCTTAGGAAACTGTATGAATCTGACGATCAGCCAGCTACGCCAGTTACTCCCGAAGAATAAGTACGTAGAGCACTGGCATCATGCTCTATCTGTGCTACTTCCTGACTATGATATTAATACGCCTCGTCGAGTGGCTGCTTTCATAGCCCAATGCGCGCATGAATCCGGCGGGTTCAGTGTGCTGCAAGAAAACCTTAATTACAAACCCCAAGCGCTGCGGCGCCTTTTTTCAAAGTATTTCCCCGATGATGCTATTGCTGGACAGTATTGCGCGAAACCTAACAAGCAGGAGGCTATTGCCAACCGTATTTACGCTAACCGTATGGGGAATGGCGATGAGTCTTCTGGTGACGGCTATCGGTTTCGGGGTCGTGGCCTTATACAACTCACTGGACGATCAAACTATCAAAACTTTGCTGACAGCATTGAAGTGGACGGGCGTCCGCTGAAGATCGACGAGGTGCCTGCGTATCTCGAGACGTTCGAAGGCGCAGCCCAGAGCGCATGCTGGTTTTGGGAGACGAATAATCTCAACAAGTGGGCAGACGAGGGCGACATCCTGACGCTGACCAAGCGCATCAATGGAGGAACGATTGGACTCGAAGACCGTAAAAAGCACTATGAGCACGCTCTTCATGTGCTTGGCGCTCACTAGTCTGACCGCCTGCCAAGATCGCTTCAGGTACCCTTGTCAGGATCCGCAGAACTGGCAATCCGCTGATTGTAAGCCGCCTATCTGCACCGCAACGGGTACTTGTCCTGAAGATGTCACGCAACCTGAAAAGGTAGTCAAATGAATGAAGAGCAATTAAACGCCTGGCTGAAGTTCATCATCGGCATCTGCTTTTGCGTCATCTTGATTATGATGGCTTCACTGTCGATGTACTCAGTTGTATTTGTGACGCAGCCTATGAGCGGAATGGCGCCAGCGGACAAGCAGTTTTTCTTGCTGCTGTCTGACATGTCTAAGTACATCCTCGGGGCATTGGCGACCCTCATTGCGGTCAAAGGCAAAGACCAGTTCGTGCCGCCAGGGTTGACGACCGCAAAAGAGCGCGAAGATGCGATGAAGACGCCGCCTCCGACGTCGCCTGCACCGACGCCTGCGGCCAAGCGCGTTGAGCCGACGATCGAGCCAGTGTCAGCAGCAGCGCCTGTCGTATTAGGATTTAATGGCAAACCCGCGCCGCCTGCGGCGCCCCAACCGGAGATCGAGTGATGCGTAACCTCATTGCACTTATTGCGTTCGTCCCAATTATCGCGTTCGCCGGCGGCGAAATGAAAAAAGTCTGCCATACGGAAAAGGACAAGAAGGGAAAAGAAGTCGAGGTATGCAAGACAATTAAAGTCCACAAAAAGCTCGAAGGCACCAAGGTCCCGCCGAAATGAATCCCTATTTCATCGCGGGATCGGTCGTCGCAGTCGTCCTAGCCTATGGCATCGGCCATTGGCAGGGCGACGACGCAGGGCAGGCCAAGGTCAATGCGAAGTGGGATAGAGAGCGCGCTGAACAGATGGCGGCGTTTGCAGAAGCGCAGCGCCAAGCCCGCGAGAAAGAGCAAGCGTTGCAGCAGGGCGCTGACAACCTACGAATGGAGAAAGAACGTGAGATTAGGAATATCAACGCTCGCGCTACTGCCCTTGCTAACAGCTTGCGCGAGCGCCCGGATCGCCCCTCCCCCGAAAGCGGTACCGTGTCCGGTACCACCTGCGCTTGTAGTGGAGCGAGTGGAGCGCAACTGGCAAGGGGAGATGGAGAGTTTCTTGCAAGGTACAGTGCCGACGCAGCCCGGCTCGCAGCCTCGCTAGATCAGTGCATCAAGCAGTATGAAACGTTGAGGCAGAAGCAGTAAGCGCCTCGGGGTTCATCAAGGTTTCAACGCCTTGAGCGCATTTGATCCTAAAGTCTGACCATTTCTTTTGGTAGACCGGGTCTTCTGTTGGCGGCACCCAGCCGTAATTCGCGCGCCAGCGTATCGTGACGTCAGTAGTTGATGGGGTGTAGACGTAGTGATCGCCCGGCTTCATATTACTATTCTTCATTTTTCTTCCTCCTGTCTTCGTTTTTCCTACGCGCATTAACTTTACTCCTGTTTATTTCATCAATCTCTTCCTGAGTGTAAACCGCTTTGTTGGCTTTTGGCGGTGTGATCGTTAGCCACACTTCGCCTGTGTAAGCAGATACTCCGCAGTTATAGCAGCGCCGTAGCCGTTTGATACCGTCCGGCAAGCGTTGTGATACTACAACATATGTACGTGAATCGCATTCCTTACACTTCATCGTTCCAATGCCTTTGCCATAATTTCCTCGCGCTCGCGGGCGTCGCGCAGCGCGCAGTAGCGCTGATGCAAGCGTTGTAAATACGACGCGCGGCGGTAGGTTTCCAGTTCTGTTTGCAGTAGCGTCCAGACTTGTTTTTCGGTCAATTTAGACAGGCGCCCGTTTAGGGTGGTCCAGTTCATTCTAGACATATTACTTCCTTTCAAGTTTTTCGACTGACAGCAGCGTGCCGTCGGAATCAAAGCAAAAACGCACGTTGGGGTTGTCCATCTTAGCGTTCATGATCCCCGTGTACGGGTGGATAACAATGCGCCGCTCGGCAAACGTGAAGCGCGGTTTGACGCGATACTGCGTATTAACGTCCCATGTCGGTTTTGCCGCCACTACCCAGCGTTTGTAGCGCTTGGAAAATGTCTCGACGAGCGCGCCTTCCGCCCAGGCTTTAATCAGTTCAGCGTGCGGATGTTTAGGCATCAGGCTTCCCCTTAAACATATCTACTAATTCAGCATAGGCTGCTTTGCTATGCTCATGTGTTCTGGCCATAACAACTTCCCGCGCCACTTCGTATACCTTCGCTAGATCGCGCAGCATCCGCGCAGCTTCCAAGTCTTCCGGCCCGCGCGGCAACGTCTCCAAGTGCTCGCAAAGTTTTTCGACTCGCTTTCTCACCTTAGCTCCTCCAGTGCAATGTCAGAAATAGCGCGCTTGTCGTGCAGCGCGCCCCAGATACGCTCATCAATCGTTTTTTCAGTCAGCATCACGTAGCACCAGACTGCGTGTTGCTGGCCGCTTCGGTGCAACCGGCCAACCGTTTGCTCGTACAACTCCAGTGACCACGGCAGCGACAGAAATACAATGTGGCACCCGCCGTGCTGAAGGTTAAGCCCGTGCCCGGCGGATTTCGGGTGGACGAAGAGTAGTCGTATCGTTCCGTCATTCCAGCGCGTGATCGCATCTGGCGCGTCCAGCGTTTGACCCTGCGGATAACGCCTCTGAAGCTCTGCAAGCTCTTCCTGATACGTATACGCAACGATAGTATTGGCATGTTGGTTTTCCTGTAGTAGTTCGTCAAGGCGGTCAAACTTGTGGCTACTAAACCAATGCGGCGTTTTGCTTTGCAAGAACTTGCCAGGGCGCAGCGGATCAGCCTCGCGGCTCGACTCGTACACAAAGCCAGAGGCCATCTGCTGCAGCTTGCCGGTGACGACTGCCGCGTTGGCAGCGATCGCCTGCGCGTTGTCCAACTCCAGAACGAAGTCGCGTCGCATCTTTTCGTAGGGTTTTAGGTCCATCTGGCAGCGCACTTCAACGACATTTAACGGCGGCAGTTTGTCCTTGTAGACGCCAGCGTCCAGCAGGTATGTCGCCGGCTTGATTTTCTGCATGACCATCTCCAGCGCGCCGCGCCTGGGCGACCAGTCGCCGTAATCGCGGTTGATGCAGACGAAGTGCTGCTGCAAGAACGCGCCCTTGCTGCGGCCGAGTAGCTTCTCATCGACGATCTTGCATTGGCCGAAGAC